CCGCCAGACCAATGCCGTGTCTGGCGAAGCAATCAAGGCCCGCCAGTTGCAGGGCAGCGTGGTCACCACCGAGCCATTCGATAACCTGCGCCTGGCTACCCAGGTTTCAGGTGAAAAGCAGCTTTCGCTCTCCGAACAGTTCTACACCGAAGAGAAGGTTATCCGCCTGACCGGCGCCAAGGGCGCGCTGGAGTGGGTCAAGATCAACACGCCAGAGCAACAGCCGGATGGGTCGGTGCGCTTCCTGAACGACATCACGGCCAGCACGGCTGACTTTGTGGTGAGCGAAGCGGACTATTCCGGGAGCATGCGTCAGGTGATGTTTGACGCCCTGAACCAGATGGCCGTGCGCCTGCCGCCCGAGGTGGCGCTGCGCATGATGACGATTGCCATGGAGTTCTCGGACCTGCCCAACAAGGACGAAGTGGCCGAACAATTCCGCAAACTGACCGGGGAGCGGGACCAGAACAAGCCCATGACACCCGAGGAACAGGCCCAGCAGGAGCAACAGATGCAGGCCCAGGCCGAAGCCCTGCAAATGCAGCGCGAACAGGCGATGACGGCGCTGGAGGAACAGCGCGCCAAGGTGCGGGAACTGAACGCCAAGGCGGCCAAGCTGGAGGCCGAAGCCGGGGCCGGTGGCGCCAGTGGCCAGGACCAGGCCGCCATGCAAGACGCCATCATGCAAGTTCGCCGTGATGCATCCCAGGAGATTGAACGCCTGAGCGAGGCCTTGCGAAAGTCGCAATCGGACCTTGCGAACCAGACATTGCGGATCCGCACGGATGCCGACACCAAGCTGGAATCGGCCCGCATCGATGCTGCAGCCAAGAAGGACGTGGCGGAGATTCAGGCCGTCAGCGACAAGGCCATTGACGCACTGAGCGAACGCCTGGCCGCGCTGGAATCTGGCAATGGCAAGACCGACAAACCCACAAAACCCTAAGCACCAAGGACCGAGAGAATGAACGACGGAAACGAGCCTCAACAAGACACGCCTGCCGTAACACCAGCACCATACGACGGCGTGGAGCGCAGGATGGATCACGACGAGTGGCGTGCCCACGTCAACCAGCGGCTGGACGATGGCGCAGCCACGATGAAGGCGCTCAAGGAAGACATCGCGGACAACACAGCGGCCACGAAGGAAAACAAGGAAGACATTGCGGACGTGAAGGCCGACACCAGCGAAGTCGTTTCGCTGCTGAAATCATTTCAAGGTGCGTTTGCCGTGTTCAACATGGTGGGCAAGCTGGCCCGGCCCATGGGCTACATCCTTGCCTTGGTGGCGGCCGGTTTTAGTTTGTGGTCAGCCGTTAAGGCTGGTGTCCATACACCCCCACCATGAGCACCAAGACCCGCATTGCCGTCGCGGTTCTGTCGCTGTCCGCTGCCGGATTTGTGGCGCGCACTGTCCATGAAGGCTACACGGACGTTGCCGTGATCCCGACCAAAGGTGACGTTCCAACACTTGGCTATGGCATGACAGAGCGCCCAGATGGATCACCCGTGCAAATGGGCGACCGCACCACACCGACCCAGGCCCTGCAGCGCACGCTGGCCTATACCCAGAAGGCTGACACGCGCTTGCGCGAGTGTGTGAAGGTGCCACTGCACCAGGAGGAATTCGACCTCTTGAGTGATCACGCCTACCAGTACGGCATCGGCTCAACCTGCGCCAGCGTGATGGTGCGCAAGGTCAACGCGGGCGACTATGCCGGGGCGTGCGCTGGCTATTTGCAATACAAGATGGCCGCCGGGTATGACTGCTCCACACTGGTCAATGGCAAGCCGAATACGCGCTGCTGGGGGGTTTGGACACGCAGCCAAGACCGGTATCAACAGTGCATGGCGGTGCAGTAATGAGCGCCCCGATATTTGCCGCCGTTGGCCTGCTGGCCTGCATGGGCTCCGCCCTGGTGGGCTACAGCCACGGGCACCAGACCGCAACCAAGGCCGTCGAACTGAAATGGACCGCCGACCGCTTGCAGCGCTCCGAGGACCACGCCGAAGAACTGAAGCTGGCACGCAAGCAATCCGACCAACTGCAGGCCCTGGCCGACCGCCTACGCAAGGAGAAGACCCATGAAATCAATCGTATTGCTCTCAATTACCAGTCTGTTGTTGACGGCCTGCGCGAGCGCCCCGAAACCCGGGCCGGGGCCGGTGGCGTGCCCACGGATGCCGGATCTGGAACTGGATGCACCGGAGAGGGACTGGCAAGGCCAGATGCAGGATTTCTTGCGGGGTACGCTGCTGACGCCGCCCGACTACAAGCTGCGTTCAACCTCTGCCGACAAGCCCGCACCCAATCTGCAACCGAAGTGAACTAGGAGCAGTAGCCGCCGGGAAACCGGCCTTAGCCCCGTCAAGTGGTCACGTGCTTGCCGGGGCTTTTTTGCGTGGCAAGCATGGCAATCTGGTCGCTCTTTTGGAGATAACCATGGCAAAGAAATCCAGCAACGTCATTGCAGCGACACGGGCAGAAGATGACTGGGCAACCCAGCGCGATCTTGACACTCTGATGGAGTGCGAAAAGATCGAGAAGGACCCCAAGCGTTTGAAAGCAGCCCAGGCCCTTGCCAAGAAACGCCTGCTGGACCTGGCTGCGGTGGCATCCGAAGGTCCCAACGACTGATTTTTTAACCCCACACAGGAGCAGCGCGCATGAGTACGCTTGACGAAGACGCATTGGCAACATTGACACCCGAGGAACGAGCCGCCATCGAGGATGACGAACCGACTCCCGGGGACTTGGATGCTTTGAAGGCCATTGCCGGGTCCGATGACGATTCGGACGACGATGAAGACGGCGATGACGGCGATGACGGCGACAAGCCCGCCGATAAACCAGCAGACAAACCCGCTGATACCGCCAAGGCGGACGAACCAGCGGACACCTCCCAAGCCGAAGCCCGGCCACAACCCGCCACTGCGCGCTACGACGCCGAACTGCCGACCAAGTTTGACGAGCAACTGAAATCGCTCAAGGACCAGGACGCGGACCTGCGCGCCAAGTTCAAGGCCGGTGAAATCGACATCGACACCCGCGACGAAGGCCTGGCCCTGTTGACCGAACAGCGCGAAGAGTTGTTGGTGCAGCGCACCACGGCCGTGACGTTGAACAAAATCAACGAAACCAACCAGAAGACCGAAGACCAGAATTTCGAGGCCAATTTTGTGGCCCGGGTGAAGGGCGACGGCGTGGACTATGGCCAGCCCAAGAATCAGCGCCTTTTCAACACCAGCTTGGAGGAAGTCCTGGAAGACAACCCCAAGCTGACCCGGGCCGAAGCCTGGGAAGAGGCGCACAAGCTGGTGGCGCGTGCCCGTGGTGTGACGCTGGGCGCAGCAGCGCCAGCCCCCAAGAAGGATGCAGTTGCCGAAGCCGTGGCAAAGCGCAAGCCGCCATTGGATGCTGCGCCCAAGACCTTGGCCCAGGTGCCAGGCGGGGACGGCCCTGGTGATGTGAGCGGCGAGTTTGCCGACATCGAAGCGCTGACCGGCATGGAGTACGAAAACGCCATTGCGCGCATGTCGCCGGCCCAACGCGAGAAGTTCCTGCGGAGCGCTTGATGGCACACAAAAAGCTCGACGGCCTGACTATCGATATGCGCCAGGGCGAGCGCCTGGAAATATCGGGTCCTGCAACGGTAGAGCTTTTGCACAAAAGCGGGCAGTTAGCCCGCTTGCGTGTGACCGCTTCACCTGACGTGAAGATCGCAAAAGACCCAATGCAAAACCTTCGCTCTGCCGTGCCAAGCATGGCAACGTAGGAACCTAGCTGAAAAGCTGTTTTGTGTGAGCGCAGGAGTGCTCCAAAAAAGTGTCCAAACTTTTAAGGAGTATTTTCAATGGCACGCACCATCGTAGGCGTCGGAGACGCAAAGGCAGTTAAGAAGTGGGCCGGTTTGCTGGCCTACGACACCAGCCAAAAATCCTATTTCAACCAGCGCTTTATGGCGCGCGGCGCAGAGGCACAAGTGCCTATCCAGATCCTGACAGATTTGGAATCGGATGCCGGTGAACAGATCAGCTATGACCTGTTGGCCGAGTTGAAAATGGCCCCGGTTGAGGGCGAGGATATTCTGGAAGGAAAGGAAGAAGGGCAAAAGTTCTTCACGGACCAGATCTACATTGATCAGGCTCGCGCTGGCGTGAACACTGGCGGTCGCATGACCCGCAAGCGCACGCTGCATGACTTGCGCGAGAAGGCCAAACGCCAGCAATCTAGCTGGTGGGCGCGCTTGATGGACGAATTGCTGTTCATCTACCTGTCTGGCAATCGCGGTATCAATACCAATTTCTTGCTGCCGCTGGGCTATACAGGCCGCGCCAATAACTCGTTGGTATCGCCTGACAGCAACCACGTGGTCTACGGCAACGACGCTACGGCGTTCAACAACATCGATTCTGCTGACAAGTTTGACTTGCGTTTGATCGACCGCGCCAAGACCAAGGCGGACAGCCAAGGCGGCGGCGCTACCGATGTACCGGTGTTGCAGCCTTGCATGATCGACGGCAACGAGACGTTTGTGGTGGTGATGCACACGTTCCAAGAGGACGATCTGCGCTCCAACACCAGCACCGGCCAATGGATGGACATCCAGAAAGCGGCCGCTGCTGCCGAAGGCAAAAGCAATCCGCTGTTTAAGGGTTCGTTGGGCATGTATCGCGGTTGCATCTTGCACAGCCATCGCAACGTCATCCGCTTCAACACTGCAGGTTCTGGCGCCAACGTGGAAGCCGCACGCGGCTTGTTCTTGGGCTCCCAGGCTGCGGTGGTTGCCTTCGGTTCGCCAGGTACCAACCTGCGTTTCGACTGGCACGAAGAAACCCGCGACAACGGCGACAAGGTGGTTATCTCCACCAGCGCGATCTTCGGCACCAAGAAGGTCACGTTCACCACTGCTGCTGGCGCCCAGGACTTCGGCCTGTTCGCGCTGGACACCGCAGCGGCTTCGCGCTAATCGACTGACATTGACCAAGGAGTAAACGAAATGTCTTTTACCAATAGCAATGACTACATCACCGGCCGCAAGCCTATCCCCACGCCTTCCGGTGGTGAGATTCTAGCGGTTCGCTTCACTGTGGATCTGCCTACCGGCGATCTGCAGGCCAACGACATTGGCCAGATCGGCATCTTGCCAGCGGGTTGCCTGCCGGTTGATGTGCACGTGGACGGTACCGACATGGATTCCAGCACTGCGGCGCTGATTTTCCAAGTTGGCCTGTTGAATGCTGCCGAAGATGATTTGTCGACCGCCTCTGCGGACGGCGGCGCGTACTGGTGCGCAACGACTGCGGCCAATGCCGCGTTTCACCAACGCCCCACCATCAACGGCCTCGCCCTGGTATCGGTTACCAAGTCAGTAACGGACCGCAAGCTGGGGCTAAAGGTTGGCACAGCCCCCACCACCGCCGTTGCTGGCACGGTGGGCGTGACGCTGTTCTACAAAG